GGCTTCTTCTGTTTCTTCTGCTTCTTTTTCATCGCTTTTTCTCAACCGTTTTTCAATCTTTTTTAGCCGATCGTCAATCGACTTTAAGGATTTTAAAATTTCTTTCAGTATTTTTTCCAAACCCGCACCCTCCTTTCATGTACAATACAAAACCTCTGGAGTATAATTATTCCAGAGGTGTTTTTTGTGAATGACTTCGATTGGTATATGCCCCAGGACAAACTATCCGTCCACGTCGGCATCAACCACCGCATTAGTTTAATTTATCAACAGAAGATGATCCCCTCCTTAATCCGTCTAGGTAAGAAACATACACGCTTGTTTTGGAAAGAGTGCGGGCACTGGTACATTCCTCGGTCGGGTACGAAACCCAGAATGGGCAATATTATTTGGGTGCCGGAGAAAAACTGCTATTGTTATAAAAGCCGTGTTCTCATTCCTATGAGGTTCAATGATCCATCTATTTATGGAATAGCTGTTGAAGGTGAGCCTAAAAGAAAAGCACCTGATTTTTCAGATGCTTTCTAAGCTGTTTTCCGTCTGATTATGATTTTGCGTCTCGGGTGTGTTTGCCTTTCTATCTCCCAAAAGAGGAAAGTAAATATTTCGGAAGAATATGTTACTTGTCCGGGGATTTCTATGTTTCTCAGAGTGAACATTTTACACCTCCCATCGGTATTGCGGTCGAGGAGAGCCCCGCCCCCCTGTATTATATCGCTTTTTACGGGTTTTTTCAAGTCTTTGTCTGGTTCCTATCATGTACAAAACAAAACCCCTGGAGTATAATTATCCCAGAGGTGTTTTTTGTGAGTGATTTTGAATGGTACATGCCGCAGGATGAGCTATCCGTCCATGTCGGCATCAACCACCGCATCAGCCTAATCTATAAAGAGAAGATGGTACCTACTCTTATCCGGCTCGGCAAAGAGCATACCCGGCTATTTTGGAAAGAGTGTGGGCACTGGTATATTCCCCGGCCGGGTACGAAACCCAGAATGGGCAATATTATCTGGGTGCCGGAGAAAAACTGCTATTGCTACCAAAGCCGCAAATACCTTATCCCCATGCGTTTCAACGACCCTCTCATTTATGGCATCGCTGTAGAAGGTGTGCTTAAAAGAAAAGCACCTGATTAATTTTCTTAACCAAGCGCTCACTGCTTCTTATCTTCCGGTTCTGGCGGATATTCGCCGTAAGCCTCGAAGTATTTCTGCCGATATATTTTAGTGTTTTCCTCCAGCGACTTAGTGTAATCCGGAACATAGTCCACTAGGTCCAGTCCTATAACCTCTTTTTTATCTTTCATTAGGCATCTCCCTCCTATATTCCCATCCAAACTTTTCAGCCACTTCTTCAACAATTAAATGTGAATGCGTTTTCCATGCATCTTCGGGTCTTAATTCCCCCCGCGCTACCTTGTTATTGAAATAGTTAAAATGCTTGTCGTGAGCTGCTTTCCATTCCACGGATATCTCTTTGCTTGTTGGCCTTAATCCTTGCCCAACCTTTGCAATATATCTTCTTCCGTCATGTCCCATAACCGCAATATGGCTAATGGATTTGTAGTATGACAAGACTTTCAAATCATCGCTTGAAAAGCTACTGCTTCTGGGATGATTATGCACTTGTATTACACTGTTAGGTGCAGCATTATTCAAAAAATCAATTAAAGATTGCGAAAATACAACCTCATTTGTTGCACCCTCTACTTTAGAGTATACACTTTTTCCTGTGTTTTTGTCAATATGCAACAGGCATTCGGTTCCCGTTTTAAAGCCATGTTGCAGGGCCTCTGTTAATGCTTTTGCCAGGCCAGTTTTAGTAGCTTCAGGCAAGCCTTCTATTTCGATGTAGTTTTTCTCTTCTTCGGGAGACAATTCCTGTTTTCTTTCAGTTCCTTTATCCTCATCTTCCAAGTCGATATACAAGCCATAAGCATGCCGGCAATTCACATGGAAAAGTTTAGCTGCCTTCGCCTCTTCCAGCGTGGGATATCCTTTTGTTTTCCCCGTGATGCTCAGTATCTTCCCTTGCCATGGCTGGCATAGTTCACACGCTTCACGGTGAGTGCTTACTTTCACCAAGTCATGTCCCTGCTCTACCAGCCGGTTGGCTGTGCCTTCAAGATGCGCCTGCATGGTAGTTGTCCTCGCTACCATCTCCGTATAAGTCCGCATGTTCCACATTCGCCCGGACCGGTCCTTAAACCCGGTTACACCCCGCTCTGCTAACTGTTCCCTGAATCTCTTGGCGGTCTGCTTCCAGGTATCGTAACCGACCACGGACCCGCGGACATTTTCCAGCGCAAGCTCACGGTATATATCGTTGACTTGCCGGCCTATCACCTGAGCCACGTCCTCGAACCTCTGATAAGCATTCTCGGCCAGCACCTGCGCCGCCTGCTGGTGGATAGCGCCAAAACCGGCTTTTACTGAAGCGCCGGCATCTTTCAGCATTGCATCAGCGGAATATAGCCCCTGGGAATAAACCCGGGGAATTGCTTCCGTACACCAGGTCCGGTTTCCTTCTCTTAGCTGCTGCAGGATGGCCTCAATTTCCCTTTTCATCTGAACCAGGTACTCCGTTTTATTGGCCCGGAGCAGCGCCCGGTTGATGCGGTCCAGGATTTCACGTTCTGCCTGCTCATAAAACTTAATCAGCCGGTTTATTTCCGCATCGCTGAACCGTCTTACGTCTCTTGGCATTATTCTTCACCTGCGCCTTCACCTGTTCCTTCCGTTCCCGGCAGTTTGATTTCCGGCAATCCAGTATTGCCCTGCGTCTGCTGCTCGCCCTTTATCCTGTCTATTTCATCCTGCAGCGCATCGCCCTCCAAGCCGTACAGCCGCCTCAAGGAGCTTTCAAGGCTTGTCAATCCAGCCGTATATCGCTGAGTTTCGTTCTGTGTAAGCTCGGCTTCATCATCCGGCAGGCCGTCTTTCCAGTCAATGTGGACATTTTCCAGTACAACAGCGCCGGCCATGCCCTGTGCCTTTTCAAGCATTGACGCCAGCCAGAGGACTTCTTTTAACGCTGGGTCAAACCTCATGCGTATCCTGTTTACTTTCGCAAGCGGGGCCATCATCAAACGCTTTAACGCTGTGCCTGATTCGGCAAGTCCCGCTTTAAGCTGTCCGAACGCAGCAGCCGATGTTTCGCTCAAAATATATAGCTGCTCCATAAGGAGATCAATCTGCCGGAAAGCCGCTTCCAATTGGCCGTCCCAGGTGACGTACCCCGGCGGCTGTTCCCCCTGGCCAACGGGGAAGTATTTGCCCCCGCCCCGGTATCCCCACTGCCCGGTTGCCGGATCGTGTTCCAGGGCCGTGTCCGGACCGTACATATTAGGATCCGCATGCTTATCAAGGATCCGGCTTATCTGCGCTATTCGGGTTTCAAGTTCCTGAATGATGCTGTCCAGGTCACTGTAATCATCAAGGCCAGTTACTCTGTCGGTGGTAAGGACATTGTTGACCGGCACAATCAAGAATTCATCTATACCGGTTTCTGTTTCCTGGTATTCCAATGCCGGGCCAATGATATTATTCTCGATCGGGTATTTAGCTGTGATTATCCTACCCTTTTCATGTATCTCTGTTTGGAGATACTTCTTAGTAACGGTTTTGCCACGTTCCTGGACATCTTCCTCATATGTCCAAGCCAGAACATGCGCCTGAATCTCTTTGATGTTGTCCGGCTTCACCACGGGAAACCAGATGGCCGGCTGCTGGCCTTCGATTATGGCCCTGCCGTCATAGCGGACCTTGAATATCCCGGTCCCGTATCTGGACACATCAAGAGCTACTTCATACGCAACATTAATAAAACCATTATCTTCTATAATGCGTTCAACGGCTTCCTGCTCCTGGCTGTCCTTGTCACCGGCCGTAATCCTCGGCGGCTCTCCCAGGAGCAGATCCGCAAACAGGAGCGTCAATCGTTTGTGCCAGTTCAACACCATCTCAAGTGTCGCTTGCTGGTCCTCACGGAGCAGCCGGATCCAGTCTTTATATACCTGCTCATGCTTGCCCTCGAACAGGAGCCGGTTCTGCGCGTATCTCTCAAGCCGCTCTGCCTCTGTTGGCGGAGGCCAGGGCTGGCCTTGCATTAAGAAACTAAGGCTTGTTAGCAATATTATCACCATCCTTACCATCCTGGTGGTTTGTCTGTCGGTCTTCTTATAGTGTGTATCATGTCTTCGCTTAGGGCATAGCGGCAGCAATCAATCGCATGGTCGTCTTTATCCGGAAACTGGCTCTTTACATTCCCATTCCGGTCTGTCTCCAGCGAATAGTTTATGAATTCCCGTGCTGCCAACGGGCATCGTTCGGGATCAATAATAATGGCCTCCAGGTCCTGCAGGAACTTAATGCCGAATTCTACAGAACCAGGCCCTTTCTTTGCGCCTTTGATTTTCATGCCGAATGATTTAAGCTCTGCAATACTCTTTGGCTCGGCACTGTCAGCTATGGTCCAAACATCGTTATACTGCTGCGCCTTATCCCAAAACTGCCGGTTGAATAAATTAAGTCCGCTAATCTCAGCAAACAGATAAAGCCGCCGGCGTGTACGGTCATAATGCATCCGCTCAAAGCACAGCGGATCCACAGCATAACCAAAGTCAAGACCTTGCCTGATGCGATCAAATACTGCAATCTCATCCTGGGTAATAATCCGCAGCTCAACATTGTTAAATACCTCAAGGCCGGTACCTACTTCCTCACCCAGATACTCATGCCGGTATGCAGTTTCGTTT